CATAATGCCCCGATGATAGGGCTTATCGAAAAGTTCAACCTTGGTTCTGGTGAGTACAAACTAGAAATTCCAAAAGTTGCCCAGATGGATGCGGAAGACCTTGCAGAGGGTCAAGACATGATCGACAGCGAGGACATTGATGTCTCAACTGTCACCGCTACGACTGCTGAAGTGGGCCTGAAGGTAATTATTACCGACACCCTTCTTCGACAGAACAACGAAGATGTCTACAAGATCATTGGTCGCCAGATGGGTGACGCAATGGCTCGGAAGAAGGACAACGACATCATTGCCCTGTTTCCAACACTTAACGGTGGAACAAAACTCGGCGCAGATGGTGCAAACCTTACTCTTGCTTTTGCATCTGCACTTATTGCAACTGCAAAATCAGACCAGTTTGGTACGAACATTTTTGTCGTTCACCACCCTAATGCAATCTGGAAATTGGCAACAGACGTAGGTAATACTCTGTCTACTTACCCGTTGCCAGATGCTTTCAACAAGCCAGCGGTCAAGGATTACTGGACAGGCATTAAGATTTCAGGGGTTCCGTTCTTTGAAGACGGGAACATAGCAAAAATTTCTGGCTACGACTCCGGTTACGGAGTTATTGCTGACAAAACTGCAATGGGGCACCTGTCGGCAAGTGGTCGTTCAGAAGAGCGCGAGCGAGATGCTTCGCTTCGAGCATATGAGGTAGTTGTCACCGAGGACTACGCTGTGTTTGAAGTTGATGACACCAAGGGTGCTGCAACTCAACAGGAAATTGGAAACCCGGCAACTGCTTAGTTTTTATCAGGAGGCTCTTGTGGTTAAATCTGGCTTACAAAGTATGACTGTCAGAGGGGTAAAAAAGATTTCCCTCTGGAAATACGAAGCTGACATGGATGAATGGGTTGAATGCCCTAACCTTCCTGCTTCGTATGAAGCCATATACTTAGAGCGAGGCTTCCGCAAGAGTCCTCCTGAAGCTAAAGTAGAGGCAAGGGTTGAAACCTTTCATCTCGATTCCGGAAAATACTCCGTGTCTGAATCTGTAGCATCAGGTAAGCTAGACGATGTTGCTCCCGTAAAGAAAAAACGAGGGCGACCTAAAAAGGTGTAAAGATAGACCGAGCCTTTAATATCGGACTATCGCAGGGCTTAGAACCTGCTCAAAACTTAACCCAAGGAGGGTTATTAGAATGGCATTTCCACTCACAATACATTTAGGTTACGGACAGGAAAAAGTAGAGACTTCTGACCAGAAGCAGAGGCTTGGCACAAGGGCAGTCCTGCCTGATGGTCGAGTGTTTTACTACGCAGAAAACAGTTCTGCTGCGATTACTACTGGTGGTCAGATAGTAGATGGCATAGCTGCTGTTGGAGCGCATGATGGAGACTTGGCTACTGCTGCGTTAGCAGCGGGTTCGCTGACGGCAACTACAACTACTTCTCTTACTGTAACTTTGAACCAGTACAAAGATGGCTATCTTTTTATCAACGACAATGCTGCTCAAGGTGAGGTGTATAGAGTTAAATCTAATACCGCAGTTGCCAGTGCAGCAGGTTGTGAAATAACAATTGATGAGTCAGATGGCATTAGAACTGCCTTCACTACTTCTACGCAGTTCGGTTTAATGTACAGTCCTTACAAGGATGTAAAGATCATTGACGGTAACGGCACTATGACTACCGGACCATTAGGTGTTACAACCATCCCTGTAACGGCAGATTACTTCTGCTGGGTACAAACTGCTGGCCCTGCTGCTGTACTATCTGGCGCAGCGACTTTCGTAATTGGTGACGCTGTTGGGATTAGCAAGGCAGATGAGGATGGTACTGCTGATCTTTGGGATGTTTCTACTGACGAAGATTCAAGACCTATTGGTACTTCTATGGGTGTCGTTTCAGTTGACACCGAGTACGGATGGGTCATGCTCGCAATTCGCGACTAATCACTAGGGGGTTAACTTGGCGAAGCAACAAATCTGGCTACCTGTATCCGCAGGTAGAGAGGCGGGGCATCGTCAAGTTAGCTTCCCTAGAGATGTTGAACGTGTAATCGGGCAACCGTCCGAAGAAACCTTTGATGTTGGGCATGGAAAGAATGTTTACATTCCCGGTGCATCTAGGCTTGATGGTCATCAGTTAGAAGAACTCCTTCATAAAGAACGAGAAGTTGCAAGGCAAGAAGCACAGGCTTTTGCAAAGCAGCAATCAACCCAGCCGGTTAGCAAAGAAAAATTAGACGATCTAAAGGGTGGTCTAAAATCTTTAGCTGACTGGAGAAGAAAGCGTAGAGCTAGCGAGTAGGTACACCGTGGCTGCATTTCAAAGCAGAACTAGAGAACAAATACGCCGATCTATTGCTGCTAATCTCGACCAATCGCCAGCAAGTTCTGCAACAGGTACCGGAAGTTCCACAACAATCGTTGATGCCAGCACTATTGGCGGAGATGACGAATATAACGGTGGCTGGATTGTATTTACCTCCGGTGCCAATGATGGGGTTATCCGTCGTGTAACGGACTATGCCAGTTCAACTGGTACATTCACCTTCAAGCCAGCAGCAGGTTCCACATCTTCTGATGATTCTTACGAATACTGGCGTTCTGAGTACCCACCTGAACGAATCCATGAGTTTATTAACCAAGCGATCATTCAAAGAACTCCCCGTGGGTTAGTAAGCGATGAAGATGAGTCGAACCATGCCCATGTTTTAGACTCTCGCTATGATATTCAAACAGCTATGGTTGCTGTTTCCGCGCTTGATTACCGAAGCTCTTTTGCTGGTAAAAAAGTTGATGAAGCGAGTACGGCTTGGACAGTAAGTTTGCTGCAAGAAGATAGTCCACCAGCAGTAACAATCGTAGCTGACTCTGAAGATAACAAAGCATTCGGCAGTTCCACCCGTATGTATTTGAGTGGAGTATCCGCAGCAACGGTAGGCTATAAAGATATTAGTTCATTGGACCTGCGTAGATACGATACGCTTGAGTTCTGGTTCAAGTCTTCTGTAACACACACCGCTGGCGACCTGACGATTGTTTTAGGTGAAGGCTCTACCCTTGCTACTCCAAGAGAAACTATCGACATTCCTGCTGCAACTGCAAGAACGTGGACTTATATGCGGGTAAGCCTTGCAAACCCAGAGCTGCTTTCAGCTATCGTATCTGTAGGACTTAAGTTTGTTACCGGCACATCTACAAGATATATCTGGATAAACGACATCAAGGTTGTTGACTCTGAATCTGCAACATACGCTCGCATGTGGGGCGGCAACTACCGTGTAGACAGGGAGTCCCGAAAGATATTTCTTACGGAAGCTGCAAGGCGAGAGATTGGCTATAAGTTAATAAGACTTGTCGGGTACAAACTTCCAGCCTTACTTTCTTCTGACTCAACTACGGCAGAACTAGACCCTGACTTAATTGCTGCAAGGGCTACAAGCAGGGCTTTGTTTACCTTGGCTAGAGGCAGAACTACAGACCCTGATGATAACGACAGGCGCGCTGCCTTCTTTGAAGCAATAGCAGCCCAAGCAGAACGTTCCCTACCGGCAATTAGGCCGGGGACAAAGATGGTGGACTAATGGCATCTGTTATTGGTACAAGTGAAGTCCTGCTTAATAGTCAGCGTTACAAGATTGTTGGTCCGGTGCGGAAGACCCTTGTAAGCATTGCAGCCCCAAGATTTACGATTGGTGACACTCAGCGTGGTGCAGACCCAAGGGCTTCTATCCTTACGCAGAACGACTTTCGTGGCGGTATTGGCTGGAACAGGGGGCTAGACCCCTCATCATCGGACAGGGCTTGGTGGGCTACTTGTCAGACTAGGTTTAAGGGTCATGTGCTTTTACCAAGAAAGCCAAACGTTGTAACTAACAATACTGGCTCTGGATTTGTTAAGTCGATTACTGAATTTACAGTTGGGGCAAGTACGGAAATATACACCGTAATGTCTGACGGTAATATTTATAAGTACAACAACGCCAGTGACGCTTGGAGTTCTAGCCTAAAGACTTTAACTGACGCTACTAACGAAACAATAATCTTTCGGGATGCTACTGCAACCTACATGATTTTTGCTAGAGGCGAGGCAGGTTATACCCATACAACGGATGCCTCTACCTTTACAGATTTGGATGTTAGTGGCGTTGCTACCCGTAACGTTGAATACTTTGCAATATGGCATGGGCAGCTATGGGGCATTGACTACAACGGCGTACTAAAACAATGGGCATCTGGACCAACTGCTACCCCCACTGAAAAAGCACAACTCCCACTGCCTGACGGCTATACCACAGCTTTGTTTGTATACAGAGATGCTGCCGGGTCTAGTGTTATCTACGCATCTACAAAAACTGGGCTCTGGGTTTACGACGAAAGTAATAACAGGTGGGAATCAACTGAGCT